TGTTTTCTTTAGTGCCATTAAATCCATCTGGAACTCCTCTGTTTTGAAAGAACCTTTGGTATATCCAGTTCTCTTTTGTTGTAGGGTTTAGAATTAATATACATCTGTTCTTTACAAGCTTTGATCTAATACTAAAATCTATCTTATCAAAACTCTCTTCATCTGTTAACTCTTCTGCTTCATCTAAAACAAACGAACTAACACCCTGTATGGATTTAAGCTTTGCAGTTTGATCTCCACTTGAAGTTCTAATCCCACTGAAGTATATTGAACTGCCTGTTAAATTGTTTATGATCTCTGTCTTGTTTACAGTGAACTGATCTAATACACCCATCAATTCTAGCTTCTCTATAAACTCAGGGATAATAGACATACCTGCCGAAGTCATTGTATAACGAGTAAATAATATTCTGTGTCCTTTTTCGTATGTAAGTAATACCAAGAATGTATTAGTGGCAAATGACTTACCACTTCCTCTACCCCCAGTTATTACATAGTAACGACTTTTAGAATTGAATAGAGCTTGGTATTTAGGATTAAGATTTAACTTATTCATCTTTTATATCTTCTGATTCTATATCAATAGTTTTTTCTTTGTCAGCAAAGTTAATGATTGGAATGTTAACTTCCGTTTTAACATTAAGTTCTTTTAATTCTTTTGGTTTACCATACTTGTATTCCCAAAGTAATCTCATGTGTGGAAAGCTATCTTTAGATTGTTTAGCTAATTCAAGCCAAGCTTTCTCTTCACTACCAAACACTTTTTTCATAGCTCCCAAAGCATAGTTACCTAGCTTTTTTTCTCTTGCTTTTGGTGGTCGTCCTTGACCTCTTGATATACCTTTAAGAGCTCCGTTGTTCGACCTTCCGTCTTTCTTTTTTTCTTTCTCTTCCATTAATTATATTTATAAGCTAATAACTTTGTGTATTTGTATTGTTTTTCAGTTAATACATTATTACTATTAAACCTTTTACATATATTCTTTAGAAAGTCACGCTCTTTAGCTCTAGTTTTACCAGATTCTAAAACCTCAAGAATACACTTATATTGTGTAAATGAAAGTTTATAATAAGATTTGCCTCTTATTTGTTTTTTGCTGATATATGTTTTATTATTAGAACTTTTGAAACCTAGTTTCTTACGCTCTTTAACTATGGTTTTTTCAAACGAATACTTACTGAGGGTTTCTTTTATACCCTGAACCTCACTTTTACTTAAATGATACCACTCTGTATTATTAGGTAGTAACTTTTTTACAGGATTTTGTTTGCCAAACACATAATACTTTACGTTCTTTTCTTTAAACCTTTGCTTTAAATCATTCTCAAAGTTTCTAACATCCTCTAAGTATTTTTCGTATATAATTTTTAGATTAAAGTCAATATTAGTTTGTAGTTGTTTCCGTCTTGATTCTACATCCTTTGAGATACCTATCTTACAATAATTAAATCCTAACGAATCTGTAAAATGTAATATATATAAATATCTGTTTTTGTAATCCATTTATTCTTTCCACAAACCTTTATTAATTAACTGGCATATAATAGAGTAATTGCCTAAGTCCTGATATGTATCTGTTAAAGTTTCATTATTGCCTTTACGATTCTTTATTATTAAATTTTTCCATCTACTTATTTTGTCATTCATTCTAAACCATAAACCATGTAAAGCAAAATCTTTACCTTGTTTAGTTTCTAGGTTTGCACCAGTACTTATGTTGCCAATACCATAATCTAATTGCTTCTTTGCAAATAGTTCAAACTGCTCTTCAACTATTGTCTCATAACTTTTATACAAGTTAGGACATTCTTTTAATAATAATTTTCTATACTTGTTGTTCATGTTTTCTTGTTTTTTCTGGCATATTACTAATAACCATAGTTAGTTCATCAATGTCAGTATTAGATAATGAATTAATCTTGCCTCTAATAAATTCCCTTTTAGTAAAATTATCCATTTTATTTATATTATCAACTATGTGTTCTAACCAAATAACCAAATCAGGATTATAAAGTTTGTGTTGCTGATAAGATTCAATAGAATAAATTATAGTAGCATGATTTATATACCAATCATTAGATTGATAAAATTCTTTAATCTTTGTATAACCCATTTTCTTGTAGTTATACAATATGTAATTAAACAATGATCTAACTTCTACATACTCTCTTTGTCTTGTTATTTTGAATATATCTATTTTAGATAATTTAATTAATTCGTCTGCAATTTGTTTAGGTGTAATCATTATGGTAAATAATTTTGATGTTTTTGATAATCTTCTAAGGCATGGATCATGGCACTACAACACTCATAGTGTTCTTCCATTTCGTATTGCTCTATAAGAAGAGGTATTTCTTTTTCTGATATTACTCTTTTTTTTAGACACATTAAAGTGTCTTCATAGCAATCTAAGTAATCTAAGTATTCTGATGGCATTTATAATGTTGCTTTTACTATATAGTTTTCAAGATCATATTCATTTTTAATATAGTTTTCATATACTTTTATTGCATATTCAACCTTTTGTTCTCCACTATAATAAAACTCTTCACTCACATCAAATATGCCTATTTCATTTGTAGGAGATTTGTCAATGACAATATACTTAAAATCTTTATAACTTTTGCCAAATAAATTACAATATATAAAACACTGGCTATCATAATTAAATTTATTAGCACTTCCTTTGAAACTATTATATTCTATAAGTTCTCCATTTTTATTATAAAATGACTTATTTATTTGTGCAGTGCTTTTTAAATCTATTAAGTGTTCTCCTAAAATATCTGCTTTGCCTCTAAATGGATAATCCATTAAATTGTTTACCATAGGCACTTCAAACTTACTGTTCTCTATAAGTTCTTTTGCCTCATCACAATTATAAAATCTATCTCTCATTCTTAAAGCCACATCTCTATCTTTAACAGTAAACACATCCCACCTTTCTTGTTTAGCTAGTTTATATTCTTTATTTGCTTTTGTCTTTACATCTAAAAACAAACACTCATTAAACTTATGCTCTTCTAATATACTTGCATGAAATAAATAACCTTGTGCCAATGCATCAGATTCAGTAGGTAGGTTTATTTGATTTAAGTATTCAAGTGGTGATTTAAGCAGTTGACTTATTGCACTACTTGATAAACAAGCTTTAGCTAAATAGCCATAATAGAAACTGTCTTCTATTGCTTTTTGTGTGAGCTCATGTCTGTCATGCATCTCATTGTCTAGTGTGATAATTGGTTCTTTCATATTAATTACAATTTGAGTTATACTGATATGATAAACTATATTCCCAACATCCGTCTGCTATGTAATAATTAAAAACCTCATTGTTGTAACCATCCCTGCATAGATAAACATATCTAACAGTGTTGTCTCCGTAGTCAACATGGTAAGGTTCGTTGTAAGGTGCTGAAGGATAGCTACTTAGATCGCAGTTGTCCTCACAACTTATTAATGTGCATAAAAGTAATGTGTAAAATAATGTTCTCATATTTCTTTGTTTTCAACACAAAGTTAATAAAAGAACTTATATATGCAACTATTACATGAAATTCTTTTTCCAAACATCTAAACCAACTGCATACCTTTGTTTAGTATCTGGGTACTCTAAGATCATTTTTGCATTGTTCATGAACCTTGCTAAGAAGTTTGCCTTCTCTTCATATTTCTTTGGTTTTAAAAATGGCATAATTATAAATTATATTGTGAGTAGATTTTTTTTAGATTATCATGTATTGTTCTTTTATAACAAGAACTACAACTAGTAAGTTTCACTTTTTGACGAAATACTCTATTATATATTTTAACCATCTCTTCTTGAACCTCAGGTTGTACTACGTTATTACCTTCTTCAAAATATTTATTCAAAGACGTATATTCATTCTCAGTTAAACATTCTGATTTGTTATACGGAAATAATTTGTTTAATTTTTCTTTACGCTCTTCGCATCCACAATCCTCACCAAGTACCCACTTAGCTATTTTTGATACTCCAGTTGCTTCAAGCACTTGTTCGACTGTATCGCCTAACCCTTTAGCTTTTATACTTTTTGTA